ATTATCAGGTTCAACACTAGAGGCTTTATATAGTATAACTCTTGACGGTACGGATGATTATATAGACTTAGGAACGGGTATAAATCTCGGTAGTAACGATTTCACTATTTCTCTTTGGGTGAAAACAGCCGACTTCCATTCCAAGTTTTTTATTTCAGAATACGAAGATGCAAATAATAGATGGTATTTCCATACTAATAGTGTAGATCCACCTCAATTACATTTCGTTCAAGTTATAGGTGGCGTGGCACACACTACGTATGTTGATACAAGCGGAAATACAGATTTAGATAGCCTCCAGAACGCTTGGACACATCTTGCTATATCTGCAGATAGAAATGGAAATGTGATAGGTTATGTAAACGGTGTTGCAGGAAGTACTACTTCTGGGCAGGCAACAAGTTTAACCACTGCAGCAAATGCAAGGATAGGAAGATACGCCGTCTCAACTTACAGTGATTTTCAGATTGACGAAGTTTCTATATGGAACGCAGCTCTAACCTCAGGCTCTATACAAGCTATATACAACCAAGGGAGTGCAATAGACGTAGCTTCAGGAGCAAGCATAGACTCTACGTATCTTAGAGGATACTGGAGGATGGGGAATGGAAAGGATGATGATAAAATAAACGGAGTTATTCACGATCAGCATGATCCTGGGTATGGGGCTGATGTAGTTACTGATGGTGATTTTCCAAGCCTTGATAATTGGACTATAATAAATGCAACAGGAGCAAATCAGGTTACTCTTGTTGATGGTACGGCAAAAATAACATATGATCATACTGTGTCAGCAGATGGTTTAGGTGTACGTCAAAGTGGTATACTCGTGGTAGGCAAAACGTATAAGTTAACGATGGATGTTGTTTCTATAAGCGGTGGCGGTGTGAAATATTTCAGTGGCTCAACGGAACATGAGAGTTCAATTGGTACTGGTGCTCATGAGTCTTATTTTATTGCCACTGGTGTTGATTTTACTGTATATCGACAAACACCCAGCTCATCTTCAGTTTCAACTTTAGATAACATTGTTATAAAATCACTAAGAGGTATCCCAGGTTTAACTTCTGGCGGGCCAACATTTAGCTCTGACACCCCTTAATAAAAGACTATGACTACATACGTAATACTAAATACAACAGAGGTAAAGGATGAAGATGGTGAAGTCCTTATAGATTTTTCTCAGCTATCTAACCGTAATGCTGATATGTTACGCTACAGTAAAGACGGTAGTAAAGCCTTAGTTAAGTACAAGGGAGATCAACCATCGTTTTTAGATGGTAAGACAACGTATACACACGCAGAGATAATGGTTGTGTTAAGAGATACTGACGGAGATTGGCACGCAGAGGCTGAAGACTAACCTTCTAAATCTTTATAAAACCGTTGAACAAAAAGCCTAGCTTTTTGAGTTAAAGCATATCTCACTCTGTAATTATATTTAGTTTCATCTCTAAATAAATGGTCTTCATATGTGTCTGAAGGTGTTAATTTATCAAAGTGTTTATATATGTATCCAATTTTCATTAATGGGTACACATATCTTTTTCCCATATTAGATCGGCTTGATTCAAAGTCTTTGCTAGCGTAATCTAAAGTAAAAAATTGCAGGTCGTATGCCCATAGCATAAACTCTATTTTAGAAAAATCCATTTCTAGTTTTTCCGAATACTTATTTTTTAAAACTTTTAAGTTTTTAAGATAGTTGTTATTAATATATATCTTATCTTGTTTAGCGAAGTCTCTAAATAAGATTTTTTTTGATATCTTACTTTTAGGCATTTGTATTAAATTTGTATTAAAGCAAAACTATGACAAAAGATTTCGAATTCTTACTTCATATGCAAAGACTTATGTTTGAAGCAGAAGCTTTGGCAAAGCAATATGACGTAGAAGATAGATTTATTTCAATTATGTTTGCTGGATTAATTGACCCTTTACATGGTAATATATCAAAACTTAATGCAATGTATAGTTATAACATACAAGATGTTGATGAATTAATGGAGATACAAGATTTTATATTTCATACATACAATGTTGACGAAAAAGATGAATTAGACAATAGAGATCTAGGTAATTTACTAGATGGAACAGGAATAGAACTAGAATAAAATGGAAGGAGTTATCAGAAAAATTATTATTGGAAAAGATCCAAAAGACGCTATGGCCTATTATATAGGAATGAGAGCTGGAAGAGGGGAGGTTAGCGCAATAGTACGTGACGAGAAACATCTTCACAGATATGGCAAAAATAGATATTTGGTATATTTACAAGATGATAACGATAATTCTCAAGCGTTATGGAAAAGTGTGGATGACATGCCATGCATGTTAGAATTTGATTGCAACTTTTAAAATGGTAAGAACAGAACTATATACATCTGGAGGTGAATTTAACCTTCCTAATGGAAAAGAATATATTGGGGCATATCATGTTCACTTTGATAAAGGTGCTATGGTAGGAGGGTTTCATAAAGTAAAAGCTCACGACAGATTAAAACCTATGAATAGAGCTGCAGAACAATTGGTTCAATCAATAATGAAAAATCTTCAAACAGAAAGAATGCAAGAAATTGCAATAAAGTCTTTATCTAGCGGCACATCTTCAAGGTCAAGCTCTAGTGGATCAGGAAGCTCAGGAGGTTCAGGAGGTTATTAATGAAAACAATTAAAAGTAAAGGGTTTGGAGACACAATAGCTAAATTCACAAAAGCTACAGGATTAAACAAGCTAACACCAAAAGATTGCGGTTGCAATCAAAGGCAAGAAAAATTAAATAAAATATTTCCTTATAAAAAATGAAAACATTAAATCTATTTATTGTTGAGTTAAAAAAAATTATTAAAGATACAATTACTACAGAAAGCGGTTTTGAGCTATATGTAGATTCTAAATTTGAAGGCGGTGAGTTTGAACATAGAATTACTGAAGGTCCTGTTGTCTGTGCTCCCTTAAAATACAATACTGGGGTAAAAAAAGGTGATACTATATACTTTCACCACTTAGTAGTAGTTAATGATGGTCAAGCTTTAACAGGCGTAGACGATCATTATTTAATATACTATGATGACAAAAACACAATTAATAATCAGGCAATAGCTTATAAGTGTAAGGATACTGGAGAAATAAAACCTTTAGCTGGATGGTCTTTACTAGAGCCTGTAGAAGAAGAAAAGAAAGTAGAATCTGAATTAATAGAACTTGTGTCTCTTAAAGAAAAATTACCTACTACAGGTAAGGTTGCATTTGATGCTCCTTGGTTAAAAGAAATGAATATTTCATCAGGAGATATTGTAGGGTTTCAAGAAAATAGAGATTACCGTATAAAAATAGATGGAAAGGAATATTATCGCACTCGTGCAGAAGACTTAATGTATAAATTAAATTAAAATGTTTGATAAAATAGAATTATGGGAAGAGCTTGAAAGCAATGAATGCCTTTTAGCTGATGGATTAAACGATGCTGTAGTTGGTATAAGCTATGGAGTAGAACCTAAAACAGTATATAGTGTTCATAAAATAATTGAAATACTTATGGAAGACGGTATGGAATGGGAAGAAGCAATCGAACATTTTTCTTACAATATAGGTGGGGCTTATGTAGGTGAAAAAACACCAATCTTTATTTATGATTTAGATGAGCAGGAGTAAGTTTACTACCATATCTGCCTCTCAAAGGCTTATGAAAAGTATGGAGGAAGCTATAGATAACATGATAGAAGAAATCAAAAAACCTGTTGATCCTGAAATCAATGGTAGCGCAAGAAAAGCTGAACTTCAGTCTATTAAACAAACAGCTACCGACTGTAAGGAGTTAATTATAGAAAGGCAACGTTTAGAACAGATGGTTAAAGATCTAAAAACAAGTGGGGAAATAGGGGATACAAAAGATTATACTGGAGGGTTTGCAGAAAGATTTTCTAAGTAATGGCATACAAAGACCCTAAAGATCAAGCAGCTGCATCAAAACGTCATTATGAAGCTAATAAAGAAAAGATTATAAAGAGGTCTAAAAAAAGAAATATTAGACAAAGAGATAAAAATAGGCTTTATGTAGAAAACATAAAAAAACAATCAGGTTGTGTTGACTGTGGAGAGTCAAATCATCTTGTTTTAGATTTCGATCATATAGAAGACAATAAATATAAATGCATATCTAATATGGTTTATGAATCTTACAGTATAAAAACCATACAAAAAGAAATAGATAAGTGTGAAGTAAGGTGCTCTAACTGTCATAGAATAATTACACATAATAGAAGAAATAATAATAGTAACTTGCAAGAGTTATGAGAGCTATAAAAAAGAAAAGAAATTATAAGAAGGAGTATAAAAAATTCCAATCTTCATCTAAGTCAAAGAAGAATCGTGCTGCAAGAAATAAGAGAAGAAGATATGCTGTCAAAAAAGGTAAAGTAAAAAAAGGTGATGGGAAAGATATTCACCATATAGGAAGTAAAACTAGAATAGAATCTAAATCTAAAAATAGAGGTAGAAAAGAAAAGTCAAGATTAAAAGGATCTAAACGTAAATAAAATTTAATATGTATTTAATTAAAAAAATGAGATGGCTATTCATTATAGCTTTTTGGTGTGTAGTTATTTCTATGCTTTCTTCTTGTTCTTTGCAGAATCAACATAGAAGATCTCAATCTAACGATTATAGCCAATGCTGGTGTATTGACCCGTGGGTTGGAGCTGCTGAATGGTGTTGTCCTGGTAAAGAGCCAAAATATATGGCTCCTTATAAGCATAAGAAAGGTTATACTAAAGCGTCATTCTAATGGCTGATTTTAAATGTGAGTGTAACAATAAGGTTGTAAGTAAATCTTCAGTTACGATAAGATACATTGAAGGTTACGGAGTGATACCTGATGTAAAATGTGAAAGTTGCGGAGAATATATGACTTCAATTACAAAAGAAAGAAATTACACAAAAGATGGAGTTGCTTCTCTTGGTAGGATGAATAGGAACGGTAGCAGCTATTGATGTCTGTATTACTAAACATAAAAGAATATGAAGAACCTGCTGTTAAGATTTGTCCCAACGGTACGGAAGGTGAGCTTATCGAACTCGGTGGGTTACTCATTTGTCTTCCGAAAAGGCCGCCGAAGAAAGAAATTTTCGGATATAAAGAATCAGACTCTATGCAAATGTGGAGAAGGTTATCTATGCCGACGGAATTGTCTCGTATTCGTTCTATGGATGAGTGGGCAGAAATGCCAAGGGAGTTTAGAGAGAGGTTTCGTCCATATGTCGAGGAAGAGTTTAGGCGTAGGCGTGAGGGTTTTTGGTTTTATAACAACGGTGCAGCTACATATATTACGGGGAGGCATTACATGATGCTACAATGGACTAAGCTAGATATTGGCTATCCATATTATTTAAATTTTCAACGTGAAATATTTTTACACATGGCTGCTTGTGAGGCTGACCCTCGTTGTATCGGTCAGCTTTACACTAAGTGTCGTCGCTCTGGGTATACCAATATATGCTCTGCCGTACTTGTTGATGAGGCTACACAAGTTAAAGACAAGCTTATGGGGATACAGTCTAAGACTGGTAAGGATGCACAAGAAAACATATTTATGAAAAAGGTTGTTTTTATGTTTAGGAACTACCCTTTCTTCTTTAAACCTATTCAAGATGGTACAACTAACCCACGTATGGAGTTAGCATTTAGAGAGCCATCAAAGCGTATTACCAAGAAAAACAAAACAGCTCAAACTGGTGAAGCGCTTAATACAGTGATTAATTGGAAAAACACAACTAATAATGCATATGATGGTGAGAAGCTGCACATATTATATTTAGACGAAGCAGGAAAATGGGAAAAACCAACAGACATAAGAGACGCTTGGAGGATACAGAGGACCTGTTTGATCGTCGGAAGAAAAATCGTGGGAAAGGCTCTAGTGGGAAGCACAGTAAACCCTATGTCAAAAGGCGGAAAAGAATACAAGAGTTTATGGGAGGATTCGAATCCTTCGGAGAGGAACAAGAATGGGAGGACTAAAACTGGGTTATACAGATTGTTTATATCAGCAGAGCAGTCTCTTGAAGGCTTCTTTGATTTATATGGGAATCCAGTTTCTGAAGATCCAGAAAATCCTATAGAAGGTATAGATGGTGAAGATATAGTTATTGGCTCTAGAACATACCTTAAGAATGAACGATCTTCTCTAAAAGATAATGCTTCTGAAATGAATGAGGTTATACGTCAATTTCCTTTTACTTCAGACGAAGCATTTAGAGACAGTATAGAAGGAAGCGTATTTAATATTGGAAAGATATACGAACAAATAGAATATAACGATGAGCTTTTTCCAAACCCTGTAGTTACTGGTAACTTTATATGGAAAGGAGGTAATCAAGATACCGAGGTTGTGTTTAGTCCAGATCCAAACGGCAGATTTAAAATATCCTGGATGCCACCTGTAGATTTAAGAAACAAAAAAGCAGCTATAAGAGGCAAAAAAATAGCCCCTAACTCTCATATGGGTTGCGGAGGAGTTGACTCTTATGATCTTGATGCTACTGTAGACGGCAGAGGCTCTAAAGGAGCATTACATTTATATAATAAATTTCACATGGAGCACCCTTCTAATATGTTTGTATTAGAATATGCCTCTCGCCCTCCTCTTGCAAAAATATTTTATGAAGACGTACTTATGGCTGCTGTGTTTTATGGGTATCCTATCTTAATTGAGAACAATAAGTACGGCATCGCAAGATACTTTGAATCAAGGGGTTACGACGGATACCTAATGGACAGACCTAAACACTTAAAAACTGGTACGGCTAAAGTTAAAGTAAAAACAAAAGGGATCCCTTCAAACTCTCAAGATATAATTCAAGCTCATGCTCACGCTATAGAGTCTTACATACACGAACATGTTGGGGTAAATCATGAGGCCAATAAAGTTGGTAATATGTATTTTAATAAAACTCTTGAAGATTGGATAGGTTACAAAATTGATAATAGAACTAAGTTTGACCTTACTATTAGTTCTGGTTTAGCTTTACTTGCTGCTCAAAAGGTTAAAAAGAAAAAAGTTAGCAGCTTTGATGAAAGGAAGTTTTTTAGGCGATACAAAGTCGTCGGCTAATTTCCTATATTTGCAATATATACTCCAACGTTAATGAAACAATATAGCGGTAAAAAAAATTTCCCAGACCCACTTGCTCCCCAAGAACAGAAGGAGAGTAAAGAATATGGTCTAAGATATGCTAAGGCTATCGAGTCTCAGTGGGGGAAAAAGTCTGAAAACTCATCTTTATTTTCAAAAAGATATACGCTGTTTGAAAGAAACAAGGAGTACGCTAATGGCGTTCAAGATACTTCAATCTATAAAAGATTATTAAACGTACAAGACCCTAATGCAGGGGATGGTAGTTTAATGAATATTGACTATACTCCTGTTCCTATACTACCTAAGTTTGTTAGAATTGTAGTAAATAAAATATTAGGGAGAAATCTTTATCCAAATTTAGAAGCAATCGATCCTTTGTCTTCTTCAGAAAAAAATAGGGATAAAAAAAGAATTGAGATTCAGGTTGCTTTAAGGAAGCAGCTAATGGCTTTTAAAGAAAAAACAGGCGCAACTATTGGTATGGATCCAGAAATGATTCCAGATAGCGAAGCTGAAGCAGAAATATTTATTGGAGAGAATGTAAAAAGCGATGCTGAAATAGCAGCTCAAGTTGCTACTGATATGACATTGTCTTGGAATAATTTTGACGATAATATATTTAGAAGGTGTGTAAACGATTTAGCTACAAATGGAATGGCTGTAGTTAAAAGATCAAATGATCCTAATTACGGAATTAAAACTCATTATGTAGAACCTAAAGATTTTATTCATAGCGAAACTAATGATCCAAGTTTTGAGGATATAACCTACGGAGGGCATATTAAGAGTATGCCTATTCAGGAATTAAAAAGAATAGCTAGTGGGGAGTTAGAAGAAGAAGATTTTGAAAAAATAGCTAAGAAAACTTCTGGTAGATCATCTAATGGTCGCACTTATGATAACAATTTAGGGAAAAACGTATATGACTACGATGAGTATTCAGTTGATGTACTAGAATTTGAATTCTTGTCTACTGACTGCATGCATTTTGAGGAGAAGGAGAATAGATTCGGCAATAGAAACTTTTTCTATGAAGGCTTCGATTATAAAGAAAAGGCTGGTAGTGTTTTTGAGAGAAAGCCACATAAAATGGAGATTGTAAATGTTTACAAAGGCTATTACATTGTAGGCACAGATTATTTGTTTGGATACGGTAGAATGCATAATGTGCCTAAAAACATATACGATATAAGTAAAGCAAGACTTTCGTATTCTGTTGTTGCAACAAACCTTACCGATATGATGCCAAAATCTATGGTTAATAGCTGTATAGGTTTTGCTGACATGTTACAATTAACCCACTTAAAAATCCAACAAGCTATTGCTAAGGCAAAGCCAGATGGACTTATCATTGATATTGAAGGGTTAGAAAATGTTCAGCTTGGAAAATCAGGTGAATTGCAACCATTAGATTTGCACGATATATATGAGCAAACTGGTGTATTCTATTACAGAAGTAAAAATCCTGAAGGTGGATTCCAAAACCCGCCAATTCGTGAGATAGGTAATAGCATTAGAAATATTAATGAGCTTATTGGCCTGTACAATCATTATCTAAGAATGATACGTGATACTACGGGAATTAATGAAGTTGTTGATGCTAGCACGCCAAAATCAGAAGCTTTAGTAGGAGTGAGAGAGCAAGCTATTGCGGCATCTAATAACGCAACTTATGATGTAACAAACGCATCTATGATTCTTTACAAGAATGTTTGTAATGATATAGTTAAGTGCATGCAAATACTACCAGAAGAATCTGTTATTATGGATGTGTATAAAAATGCAATTGGCGAAACAAACATGAGTGTTCTTTCTAGTTTTGCTAGATTACCTATGTATAATTTTGGAGTTCAGGTTCAAAGAGATATGGATGATAAAGACCAGGCTTATTTAGAGCAGGCCATTCAAATTTCTCTTCAACAAAAAGAAATAGATCTTGAAGATGCTATGGCTATTCGAGAGCTTAAGGATGTAAACCAGGCTGAAAGACTTCTTATAGTTAGAAGAAAAAAGAAGATGCAGCAAGCTCAGGCGATGATGATGCAACAACAGCAAATGCAAGCTCAGATGGCGCAGCAGGCTAAAGCTACTGAACTCCAGATGGAAGGTCAGAAGATGCAAGCTGAAGCTCAAATAGAAGCTCAGAAAATGCAACTTAAAGCACAAATAGACGCACAACTATCTTCAATGAGGCATGAGTTTAATAAAGAAATTGAAACTATAAGAGCTAAGGCTACTTTAGGATTCAAAGAAACTGATGAAGAATTTAAAGAAAAACTTGAAGTCCTTAAAGAAGACAGAAAGGATGATAGAGTAGAAAAACAAGCTGTACAACAATCTAAACTTATTTCTCAAAGGAAAGGAAATAGAACTGAATTACAGCAAGGTGGTGAAAATCCAATGAGACAAATGTTAATGAATATGCAAAATGGCCAGTAAAGTAAATTTAGACGTATCGGAAGTTTTAGACATCACTTGCCGTCAAGGAGATACATTTAGCCTAACCCTAACCCTAAAGGATTCTTCAGGGGCAGGCCTTACCTTGTCTACTTCAAATTATGCATTTGTCATGCAAGTATGGCCATCTAATAAAAGAGGATCTAATCCTTTAATAGCCACTACAGAAAAAGGTTTAAAAGGAAGAAATTTAAAAACAACAGAAATTCCAGGAGGTGCTTATTTTGAGCCTTTCGTTGTTGATGATAATGGTAATGTAACTATTACGGCTACGGCAGCTACTATGAGGAATGTGCCTTCAGGAAGGCATTTGTATGATCTTCAATATATTTTACCTACAACATCTGGAGTTGATACTCACACTACTGTTCTTCGTGGTTCTTTTGTTATTAATGAAGATGTAACTAAGACAAACAGGAAGTAATGAGCGTGAGTACAACAACTTCTCAGGGTAACACTGTAGATGTTTCAGTATCTGGCGGCAATACGGTAAGCTTAACTCAATCATCAACCAGTATAAGTGTATCTACTCCAGCTACATCTAATATTGTTGTTACGGAAAAAGGCCCAAAAGGATTAACTGGAGCTACAGGAGCTACAGGAGCTACAGGAGCTACAGGA